AGCTCAATAGCAATAGGCTGAACAGTTTTAGCCATCTTTTTTGTTCAGTTCTGCGAGCGCGGTTGCTTCCATCACTTGGATGTCCTCTAGCAAGCCGCGTGGATTATCTACATCATAAAGGGACATCAAGCCACCGGCACCAAGTAGCACCTCATACTTCAAGCCGACGTAGCCACCCATTGTGACGTTCCATTGCGTTTGCATACGCAGGAACATCATCAATGATTCCCAGTTTTCTTCCCATACTTCACAGTGCTCCTCCTCTGGAGCGGCCTGACGCTGCGGCTTCAGACCGAATGCAGCAGCGTCATCGGCACTTTTGTCCTCTATCTTCTTGCCGCCTTTCGCCCAGTACTCAACGGCAGACTTCAGTTTCCCAAACGGGCACCCTCGAAGGTTTCAGTATAAGCCTTCAGTACACCGCGAATCCAATAAGGATCATCAGCAAACTCTTTCATGGTTACCTGCGAAAACGGCACAGCCTTGCCATCCTCATCCTCAATGCCTTCCCAGCCAGTCAGCACAGCCTTCAAAAGCTCAAGGTCACCTTTGTCTGCAAGCTTCTGGAACTCAGAACGAGGCACACGCTTGAAAATTGCGTCAAACTTAGACTCTTCAAATACACCGCCATCAGTAGGCTCTTCAACAGTCACAGGCCACTTGAAGGTCTTAACCTTTTTGCGAATAAAAGCCATGAGGCAAAATAGACTCCAGCAAACTATACAGCAATAAAAAAAGGGCCGCAATGCGACCCTTCGTTCCCCACTCGCCTTGGATCAAGTATAGATCAGGCTGAACTCATCGTTGCCTGCAGTTGACGGAATTGCCGTATAAGGCATGTTCAGCATCGCAATGCCATCCTGATCGCTGTAGGACACGTCGCCAATGTCAACCCGAGTCGAGCTGAAATCGACAATGTTGCCAGCGGCGGTGCCGTGCTGGAAGGTCAGGTTGCCCAGCGTTCCATCGGTTAGCGCAGCAGCAAAGTAGTCCTTTTGCGCGATAGTAGGAGCCTCGACCACAACAGTGCCACTAGCGCTGCGATCGGTGATAAGCACTTCCTTGTCGCAGCCAATCAGCTCGCGATACACGATCGAGTTGCCGAGGTCAAAGCTTACGGACTGAAGACAGCCGGAATAAGACAGCAGCGAGAAAGTGTCGGTATTGCCGTTCTTGAAGATCAACGGTGTTGCCTGGTTTGCGTATGTTGCGGTAGGCAGCGCTGAATCGTCAGGAGCGTTATAGATGCCAGTGAAGGTGAAATCAATCGTTGGAATCTCACCCACATTTGCATTGATAGTGAAATTCCCGCGAGCGCCAGTCACCTTATGGCGAACACCATCAATGTTGTAATGGATGGTCACAGAGGCGAAGCTTGACGACGTAGGTGTATAAGTGACATCCACGCCGGGATCCGCTACCTCCAGCAGACCACAAGCCTGAAGAGCTTTGCCATACTGGGGCGCAGTGCCAGCAGTGCCTGAGCCAGCAAGCTCAACACTGAAAGTGCATTCAACGCGAGTGTTAGCAAGAAGGATCTCAGACGCACCCAAATAAGGACGAATCAGATCGCGAGAGACAGTATCACTCTGCTGAGGAGTGATATTCAAATCCCTCACCAAAACCGCGTCCGCTCCGTCTGGAGTCGGGTCAGTCCCGTAAGTCGATTCCGTCTCGATCAGAATCAGTCGTTTCCGAAGAAGAAGTGCCATTGTCTTGTTGGGGTTCGGCGGGAAGTGTGCGCTTGATCAGAGTGCGTTTTCCGGTTTCTGGATCGAGAAGGTACGACCCACCTTGACCGCTGTACTCGTCATTCATGGTAGAACCTGCGTTTGCTTAATCCTAATCAGTGGTCAAGTCAGCAACTGTGGTGCGATATTTGACATCATATTCATTAGAAAAAACACCAGCAGGTTGATCTGCATCCAAGAATTCAAATGTCGTCAGAACAGGCTGCACGTCAATCGCATAGCCGCCCAGGGTTAAGTCCGACATAATCTTTGAGTGCATCGATTCAATCACCGGGTCTGCATCTGTATAAGCATTCACAGAACGAACCACTACCACGACACGAACACGCATCGTCCAGTCAAGCTTCGGGAGAGATGTGATCTGCTGCGAAGTGTCGTTGACAGGCTCGATAACAATCATTGGGCTTTCTGTCCTGGCAGCCGCAGTAACACGCGACCGATACACCCTCCCACTAACACCAGCCGTACTGGCCAGCGTTGACGCGATCTGGGCCAAGATTTGTTCGCGCTTGGTAGCCATCAGTCACACATCACAGAGCCGGTGTACGATTCTCCGGCGCCAATGCCAGAAGTGACGCTTCTAACGTAAAGAACTGGAGTATTTGAATACGTATGACGATCAACCCCGCTTCCAGTGTGAGAGTGGGATTCCAGGTCGAACCAATCGGAGTCGTTGAAGGATCCTTGATGCACAATCGTAATATTTGCGCCTGTAATTTTATCGCAAAATGTAAAATTAACTCCAGCAACTTTCACCGAAGGAGTTGCGCCGTCGGCTGTAAGCGGATCCCAAAAATGAATGTTCTTGGAGTTGTCTGCGAAGTAGCCAATTTCGATAACCATCAGACCTTCATCAACATGATCTCGCAAAAAGCACCGTCATCGACGAGTGACGTGCTTCTAACAGTGTAATTAACGCCACCAACCACAACAGAGTCGCTATGCAGCAGATTGCCAAATTTTGAAGCCTCGCACGTCAATTTGTAGTCAGTCGTCAGCACCACACCATCAGCGATAATCTCTGACGGCATATCCAAGATTCCTAAACCAGACACCGCGCCAGCAGTCACTTCCACTGCGAAATCAGCAGTGCTCAAAAATACGCTTAGATCTTCAGTGAATGCCATCAGAAAAAACGCCCGGATGACCGGGCGCGTATCGTTATCAGGCGTACTTCAGGGCACCAAAAGCGTTAATGCTATAGGTGTGAGTTGAAGTAGAAGTGGTCGAAACAGCCTTGATGTAGCGCTTAGCATCACCCTTGGCAAAAACCAAGGTCTGCTTGCTGGCCGTTGTGCTCACTTGAGTGAACGCAGCACCAGAAACATCAGAGTACGTACCACCGGAGGTGTCTGCAGACTGAATCTTCACGTCAAGGGTGGAGGTTCCACCGTTCTCAACGTCAAGAATCACAACGATGTCACCCTCGTAGTCAGCAAGGTCAACAGCGGTGCCGTCCAGGTTTGCAGTGCGCTGTGCAGTAGGAGCCAGAGCAAAGTGGGAAAGCTTTTCAAGCCCCACAGAAAGAATTGCCATCAGTCTTCACCAGAGTCGGTTTTCGGTCGCCCGCGTCGAGCTACAGGCTTGGGTTCTGATTTGACAGGCTTCTGCTGGATCTCCAGCTTCGGCTTCGGTTCCTCTTTAGGAGCAACCTTCGCCTTGTCGCTGCCAATCAGCAAATTTGCAATGCCTATCTCGACTTCAACAAAGGAGCCTGCTTTCACAGGCTCCCCGTTGATCATCACATTGCGTGTGAGCTCAACTCTCATGAGAATCAGGTGGCGAAGCAGAAGGCACCAGGCTGCTTAACAGCGAAGTCCACATCCTGCAGTGCAATCACGCGAACGGTGCCAGCAGTAGCGCCAGCGTAAGGATCCACAGTCAGATCCAGGCCAGACCACATGCCCATGATGAACATGGAGAAGTCACCGAAGAGTGCATCGTTGTTGGCGAGCTGGTTGGAGACGATCGCGGGATAGCCGTTGATCTCACCATCAGCGAACACGAATTCGCCGCTACCAGCATCCTTCTTGGTGCCCTTCAGGCCGCCACGGGTGGTTGCGTTCACGATGTAACGCAGAGCGCCAGCATCAGCGTTAGCTGCAGCAACGTCGGTCTCCATCGCGATGAACTCAGCGAAGGTGCCGGTTCCGGTCAGGGTCTCGGAGCCAATGCCGCTCACGTTGGTCAGGCCAAGAGGCTGGTTGGAAGAACCGGTGCCGTAGATAGCAGCGCGGTCGATTTCCAGTGCAATCACGCGAGCCAGGTCATTGCGGACCATACCCTCAACGTCAATGCTGCTCTGAAGCAGAAGACGACGGGAGTA